ATTTTTATGTTTTGCAGTTGTGCAAGTCTTTGGCTAGGCTCAGGCCTACATGACCACGTCCTCAATTATGATGTGTTTCATGCTCTTTTCAGTTGTGTCAGGAACTCGACCAGGGGGCCGATCCCCGTAATGATGGGTTCGATTTTTGCCCCATACGGGCTACAAACGGAACCGGACGCATCAAAATTCGTGTTTTCGGTTCCGCTTTTTATTTCTAACGCACTGATTTTGTGCGCGTTATACTTTACCGCCGGGTTTACATGCGGGGTTCGATAACCCCTTTCAGTTTTTTCCAGGCTTTCACCGAAAAGCAGGCGCAAAAATTGGGCCTTCTTTTCTACCGGACAAATTTCCCAAATTCTTGCCAGATTGGCAAGAAATGGCAGCGCAGCCTCGTATCGCTGCCAGCGGGCGGCTTCATCTGTCTTTGAGCCGGCAATCAACTGCTGCCGGTCCGATACGTCTGAGCGAAGGCTGCTTCGTCTCGAAACACCCGAACCACGTCGTACCCGCTGCGCTGGCAGAACTCCCGGCAGGCTTGTTCCTGTCCGGCCATTGACCAGTTGTTGCGCTGATCCTCCGTTGATACGCGGGTGTATATGTATGCCCGTTTCATTGCTGTTGAAAATCTCGTTTGCGTTGACTTCCGCGATAAATGTAAGCAGTTGCCGCGTTTCTTCCGGAAGTTCTGGCAGCGGTAGTTGAATTATTTTTTTCGGCTTCATACTTTCGATTGAGTTGAACCCTCCGGTAAGCAGTTGTAAAAAGGTTGCGCATTTCAGGGCCATACGCCCGTTCATTGAGTCTGAAATACCGGCAATGTGCGTGCGTTACACGTAGCCCTCGTTTAGTTAACCAACGGGCTGCTCGTGTATCATCGCCGTGGCGCCAGTCTCGGATAATATTTTTGTGTGCTGTCGTCATTTTTTTGTGGTCTGATTTTGGTGTTTTGATTTATATCGGCTGAAGGCGCACTCAATCGCCTCCCCCACAGTCCAACCGCTACCGGCCGTGACATTGTTTATTTTTATTATGTATCTAACCCGAAAGGGTTCCCATTGACCCGTTTGTGGGTTTTTCCAGGGTTTTTCAATGTTGATATAGTCAACACTTACTTCTCCCATCTTTCTGAGTTCTTTTATTATTTGCTGTAAAGCCTTCATTCCCAATATTTAAGGTTGTTTTTTGATAAAATAGCTTTAAAAATTTGGTAGGCCACTTGCGGGACAATGGCGTTACCTAGGGCTTTGATCCGCTTGCCTCTGTCCTTTCCATAGGCCCTTCTGATCGCTTCTGCCTCCAGTGTAATTTCATGTGACAGGGATGGCAGAGTGTTTGAATATTCTCCTGCGTGTTGTTCTTTATATCCCCATCCTTGTGATGGGCATCCAGGTTTTGATCCGATCCACACGTTTCGCAAAAAGGCGCTTTGAACCTCTGCGCTCTCAAATGGTAGGCTGTCCTGTCGGTAGGATTTTGCAAAGTGTTTCCACAAGACTGCGAACACGTCTTCCGCGTCAGGTATCGCCCTGCGTCCTCCAGCCGCCCGTTGAATCGCCTCCTGTTGAATGTAATGCCACAAATAGGGCATTGCTTGTCCGGTAAGTTTTTGACTAAATATGGCATTGTCTTCCTTTATATTTCGGTCCATCCACTCGGATAGCCCATTAAATTTTCCACAAAGGCGGGTTGCAGCCTGTAACCAGTGCTCATCCCATTGCGAATCATTTGGTCGGGAACTGAATCCCGAAGAGCCTGGCTCTTCGGGAGCGTAGCGTTTTTGGCATCCTGTGCGGTTGGGGTCGGCATCAATAGCGTCAGTTTTTCCTGCAAACTCACCTGTACTTTGCCATTCTCCGTCCGTCCCGTTGCCGAATATGTTCCCGCCTTGCGCTGGCGGCCGCCCATTCCGTCGGCAGCAGCGGGTGTCGGAAGTAGGCCGAGTATCGCCTCCGAAAGTGTTGGATTGTCGTAATTCTGAAATGTGCGCTTGACTTCGGAGGCTGTCGGGGTTGGCGGTAAGGCAATTTTCCCCGGAAGCGTCAAAGTCGGCACTTTTGACCCGTCTGCCAGATGGCTGTTCTGATAGGGTGCCGTGCTGGCTGTTGCGGTGGGCAATAATCCAAACTCTGTCCCTGCGGTGCGGCGCTCCGACGGCACAAGCCGGAATAACAAATACTTCGACCGAATAGCCCGCATTTTCCAGGTCAGTGACAATACCGTCGAATACACGCCCGCCGTCCATACTGAGGAGGCCAGCAACGTTTTCGCCAACAACCCAGGCCGGTTCAACCTCTCGGACAATTCTAAGCATCTGAGGCCAGAGCGCACGGTCGTCGTCGTTTCCTTTTCGCCTCCCGGCGTGGCTGTATGGTTGGCAGGGGAAGCCGCCCACAACGATAGTTGGCTCGCTTGGCCTCCAGATTCCGTTTTCAAGAATGTTGTCACGGGTTAGTGTTTTTATGTCTTGATGAATTGGTATGCCCGGAAAGTTTTTTTCAAGCACCCTGCCGCAAAAGGTATCTATTTCGCAGAACTGAACCGTTTGCCACCCGGCCCAATGGCCCGCAAGAGAGAAGCCGCCAATTCCTGAGAATAAATCAATTATTTGCATAGCAGTCCAAATGCGTCTAAGTATGTTTCGTATAGGCCGGCAAGGCCAAAGCCGCCAATACCGGCAAACAATTCAAGTTGTGTCATTATGGCCACAGCGTTTTTTTGATCAAATTTAGAGTTTCGATATTCATCAATTCTGCCGGCGTAACCCGCAAAAGCATTATTCCGGCGGCTGTTAAGGCGTTGTATTTTTCCATATCCTTTCTAAACCCGCTGCCGCGTGTATGGCGGCCATTAGTCCATATCCCGCCTTCAACTTCCAGGGCCACGCGTCTGCCGTTGGTTTCAAAGTAGTAATCGATCCGCCATTTCCTTGCCGGGTGAAAACGGTATTCTGGCACAGGGGCAGGCAGGCCGCACGCCTCGCAAAGGCGGGTAAAAAGCAGGGCCGTTTTATCGGCCGCTTTGGGCTTTGGCTGCCGTTTTATTTTGGCTTCCAGTTTACGGCCCTGAAAGCGCTTCAGGTCTGCCGATGTCCAGCGGGCGGCACTCATGGGTGGTAGCATCCGTTTTGATCACACTTTCCGCCTTTCCTCCAGTCCGAAGGCGAGCAGGGCGTAAGGCATTGGCGTTTTTCAGATGGCAAGATTCGATTGAAAGAGATGGCCCAAACAAACTTATCCCAAGATTCGGGGCCGTTGATGGACTCCCAGAGTGATCGAAAGGAGTCTTTCGCATTATTAAATTGGTAATTCTGGTCCGCGTAATCAACATAGTGGCCAGTAAAACAGCCCTTTTTTACGCCTTCTGCAATGGCATCAGCCTCCGAAATATCACAGACGCGTTCGACGCGGATGTCGGTAATTTCAAGTAGAATTCGAGAGGCGACGCGGGGCATGTGGATAGAGGGGCGCCAGCGAACACCTATTTGCCCCGGCGTCGCATTGGCCCTATAAACGTAAATAGGGTCTAGTCCTCCATATCCCTCTGCAAGATCGCCCCACGTCTCCCTAACATACAGCCTATCACCGGGGCTGCCGTAAGGGCACTTTACACCCCATTCGCCTGAATCACTATAAGCCCCAAATACCTCTGGGCCTTCAATAAGCATCCCGGCACGGTTTTTAACCGCCGGATTAAAAAAACCGACATTAATAGTTCCATATTCATCAGGGTTTTGGTTGATAAATTCAAGCCCTTTCATTCGCCGCGTCTGCGTTTTGGGGCCATAAAGTATGGCGCGGACCATAGCGTCAGAGAAAAGGATAGGGCGTTCTTTTGGTTGTTGCATTGCGTTGCTCATTGTTGATTCTTTTTTTGAAATGCGCCGCGCTTCAACGCGTCGCGTTTTTGAAACATTTCCTCCCGCTGCCGGTCCGTCTGCCAGGCGTGGGCGCCACAGGTCAGGTAGCGGAACGAGTACACCAGTTTTCGGTGCCTGAATTTTGTGGTAGCGGATTGCGACAGTTCCTGCATAGGCTTACCGCACACAGGGCACTTCATAACGGGAGTTCAATTTGTCTGGCATTGGAAGCCGGCTTTTCTATGTCGTCTGCTACTTTTTCGATCAGCGAAACGGCAACCAGGTACAGCACGGCGTTCGGCTTTCCGGATTCTGGGTCAATGACCGAATCTAGTTCCGTAATCTGGTACAGGGTGCCGTCAACCATAACACGGCCGTTTCCTTTTTTGGGATTGCGTATGTCGCCTACGCGCCCGCTTACGCTACTGGCGGGCTTTCTGATCGCCCGTCCGACGGTGTTTGCAGTTGGGCTTAATCCTGCGCGCTGCTGTCGAAGGATTTCACGGGCCACTTCCAGCACGCTATCCGGCGGGATGGTGTGGTAGGACAGGACGCTGTTTCTGTGAATTTTATGACGGCTGTTCATAAGGCGGAAGTTGTTTGTGAAGAAGGATTTGAGCGTATATAACCGTTGCTTCGCCCTTCAGTTCATCGGGGAAAGTTTCAGGGTCGGCTTCCAGCCGTTGTTTAATTTTAAGCAGATCGCTGCGCTCCGTGCGCGACGTGGCGGCAAGGATTCTGCCGGAGATGCGAGAGACGGCCAAGTGCTTTGCCTGAATCCATGCAGGCCCCTTTTCGTCGTGTGGGACATTTATGAGTTTCCGCTCAAATACAGCAAGCGCAAATATTTTCGGGATGTCAGAAAATGTTTGGTACGGGTTGCGCTGCATTACGCGGGAAAGCATATCAGAAAAGTCTCCAAATTCTTTTTTCAGTTCTTCAGCGCGTTCTTTTTCTTTCTGCTCGGCCTGCCGCTCACTTTCCTGTGCTCTTACGCGCCGGAAGGTCAGGGTCCGGTAATCCTCATAAGCCGAAAGCACGTCGCCCAGGATTCGGACGGAAAAAACGCCATTGTATGCGTTTAGGCTTGCTCCGATTTCATGCGCCGCTGTCAGGCGAAATGCCTCCCGGATTTCAGCCGGGCACAGGTGCCCGAACTGCGAAAGCACAAACCGCACGCATTCTGTCATGGTATCAGCCGACGTGTTTGGAGCGCCGCAATACGTCGCCGCACAGTGCTCCACTTCCAATTGTACGGCCGCTATCAACTTTACGTCGTCGGTTTTCAGCAGCGCGGAAATAGAACCCCCTACAAGAGCTTGCTGGCAGGCCCTTTCCAGGCTGGCGCTTTGCGGATCAGCCGCCGGACGGAGCGCGCTCGCGTCGGAGTTCTTCGGTGAGTTGCGCAGCTCGGTTGATTGCGGCAGCAGGGTCGAAAGTGAATTTTCCATGTTGCGGTTGTTGTTGATCGTTGCGTTGATTTTGAAGCGCCAGGCGCGCCTGGTTCAGATAGCCCTCAAAGTGCGAAGGGGAGAAAAGGGTTTCCGGTCTTAGGTAGTCCCGCATTTTCTTGTCGTTGAGCCACTGCCTGCACTTGAAAGCAATTACAGTTTCAAAGTCCTCAACAGTAAAGCCATCTGAAAGCCTAGCCTTCACCATGCCGGCCGTGGTTTTTGTTCCGGGTCGATATGCGGCGCCGGTGAGTTGGTTCAAGTATTCCACAACCTGAATAACTTCTGGGGGGGGCGCCGAAACTGAGGGGGCTTTTTTCTTTTTTTCAGGGGCCTGATCGAAAGTGTCAGGGGTTTCAAAATCAGGTATATCTTTTTCAGTCAAATCATTATTCGTTAAATCATTATTAGTAGGAGCGGATTTTCCGTCAGTCGGGAAAACCGTCGGACGGTTTTCTGGTCTGTCGGTGCCTGACCGATGAACCGAAAACCCGTTTATCGGCTCTTCGTGAATTATCCATCGTTTCCCGGCCAATTGCCCGTTTTCTGCGCGGCAAATCTCTATTGATGCGTAACCTAAATTCTTCAACTCAATCAATGCAGCCTGTACTGCTTCACGCCCTTCTTTTCCGCCTTTAACCAAATCATTAACTACTACCTCCCAGTCATTAGGTTTGCTTAACAGGTAGGCTAAAATACCCCTTGCGCGCCACGAAAGCCTGTTGTCGTTAAGGCAGCGCTTGTCAATTTGTGCGTATGGATTTTCGCGTTTTGTGATGCGCAGTATCATATGGAAAGAGCGTGAAAATGTGAATCTATTTTTTCCAAATCTGAGTTATCAAGACGAAACCACTCCCGCAACACGCCCTTCCCTTTGATTTGAAAATCAGCGTGTAATGCCTTCCTTTTAAGGTCAATAACAAATGTGTCCAGCATAATCTTAAAGGGTTGGCACGGTTTGAAGGAATTTGTAAACCAGCTCGTCAAGCGCCTTTTCCAGGCGCTTGCATTGTTCCAAGGTGGCCTTTCTTTGGCCGTCCGTTTGCCCGGCTTGGAAGTAGCGCTTTTGCAGGTCACGTACCTCCCGCACCTTCCGGGCAAGATTTAACGCGGCTGCTTTTGAAGCGCCCTGTAATTCAATCAAGCCGGCAGCAAAGACCTGATCCATAAGGTTAGCCGGCTCAAAATATACCGGCTTCCCTTGTTGGTCGATCAGGCAGATAAGTTTTCCCATGCGTCTTTTATTTCCTTATGAAAAATGAGGGTTGATAGGAATAGGGCAGACAGATATATCATTGGCGGTAATTAATGGTGAACGATACCGTTGCCCCGAATATGTTTGTGTATTCCAGGGTAGCGGTTTTGTTGTATTCTTCGGTCAGGTGCATATCTGATTCCATTACACCGTAATTTCGGCAGATATGTTGCCGGATTTTGTGCAGGTAATTGACGGCCCACAGGTAGTTTTCGAGCAGCGAAATATTCATTTCAAAGCGCCGTGTTCCACCCATGCGTTTGCAATCCGCAACGGCCTTTACAAAGGCGGTTCCTTTGATTACAAAAAAACGTTTTGCCTCCGGCATTCCTTCAATTGATGCGCCTTGACAGTCTGATTGAGACAGCCAGGACGGCGCCGAAGTTCTTTGCAGCATATTGGTCATGAGAAAAGTTTTAGATTGTGAAAAAATGCCTGCCCAATCATTGCGACGGGCAGGCCGCCTTACAGATTTCGATAATCCCGGCGGCGTGACGGGACTTGAACCCGCGACTTTCCGGCAAGCCGGAGCTCTGACCAGCTGAGCTACACGCCGCGCCAAACACGCAACTACTTTGTCAGGAATACCCTGACCAGGGTCTCTTTTTCGTATTGATTTTGAATCCTCTCGTATAGGTCCGGGTCGTTGGCCTGCAAAGCCTTCATATCAATCGATTTGCGCCGCTGCTGTTTCCATGTGAATAGCGTTGATCCTTTCCACGTCACGACTTCTTTTTCCAGCAGCAGTAATTGGACCGCCTCAATCAGTTCGTCGTTGGCTTCTTCCAGTTCCTTGATCTTGGCCTTATTGGCCTTGATCGTTTCGTGATACCCTACAATTTCGTCAGGCGCTTCAACGGCTTCCGGCTTTACTTCGCCGATGATTTTCATAATATCCTCCCGGCGGATCGGCGGCGGCGGGACGTCCGCCAGCACGTGGTTTTGCCAGAATGCTATTGCTTGTTCAACCATGTCATCAAAGAGAGAATTTTCAAACTCAACCTGTATGTAGTCAAAATCAGTACCGCTGCAAAGCCAGGCTATATAACCTGTTCTTTTCCCGGTAATTCCCATGTACCACTGCACCTGAAAATACCAGGAAAGCGGCAAGTTTTCGCGGTCAATGCCGCGTTTTTGGGTAGTCTTGATTTCAAGAACGCCGTCGCCGTTTTTCAGGCTTACAAACCTGTCGGGCGTTCCAAGCAGGAAGTCGTATTCCGGATGCTTAAAATGTTTGCCTTCCGGCTCGTACACTTCCAGCCCGGTTTCGTCGCTGAACATCTGCGCAACGGCAGCCTCCAGATAGTTGCCGGCGCGTGTAAATTTGTTATCCGGTGAAGATTGACGACGCCCGGTTTTTCGCTCCCACAGGGAGTAAGGCGTTTCGTAGGGGTCAAGGCCAAGTACGGCGGTAATTTCGGAGCCGCCAATGCCCCCTTTTCTGGCATTTAGCCAGGCGTTATCTTTTTGTGGAGCGGTCATGCCTCGATCTGTTTACGGCGTTGAGCAAAAATTTCAATTACGTCGGCGCGGGCCGACCATTCATCAGCGCCTTGCTTCCAAAAAGCGTTCAGCGCGTCTATGTCGTTGCAGTCCTGCACGCCGTCGCGGATGCTTTGCAGGTCGGTAGCCTCGACGACAACTGCCGTGCCGTCCTCATCTGAGTAGGCGATCATTTCTGCGCGCAGCTCCCCGCGCTGAAATACTTCGGGGGTTACGGCCGCTTCGTCAGTAGTTAGCGCTGCAAACTGTTCTTCGGAAAGCGGGGCCGTTTTCAGCAGGGAACGCAAGGCCGTTTTTTTCCACATTTCCGGCTCCCACTCTTTCCAGACGCCGGAAGGTTCGGTTTTTTGTGCGCGGCTTTTCAAGCGTCTTTTTTCGATTTCTGCGCGGTCCATAACCACAAACTCAAACCCGCCGTGCGTGTAATGAATGACCGCATACACGTACTCCATAGGGCGCTCGCTTCCGCCTTTCAAATCAGGCACGTGTTCAATACCCTTGCTGGTTCCGTATTGAACCTTGAACACATCGCCCTTTCTGACTACTTCGGCAAATACGTCTCGAACAAGGCCGGATCGACGGGCAAGGGAAAGAAGGCCGGTGTACGAAAGCTGAAACTGCGCCTCGTTTTTCCCAAGTTTGGAATTGTAGTACGGGATGAAAAAGCACTGTTTCAGGTGAGCGGAAACGCCCAGAAGTGAGGCATTGAGCACACAGCCGATGACAGACTGATAGGTGCATTCGGCAAGCGCAGGGTTTGTAGTTATCTGAAAAACAGCGGATTGAATAATCCGGCTCGGGCTTCCACCATTAGGCAAAGCGTTTTGTATGGCCATTGTATAGGGCGCAAGCAGCGCCTCTACTTCGGCGGTTTTCAGGCCGGCCATTGTGCCGGGTTTTGTGGCCGCTTTGATTGCCGCCTGTGCGCGGCTAGCGATAGCGTTTGACATTGGAATCTGTTTTGGCGTGAAAAAATCGGGTTGAAAGGAGCCGGGGCTTCATTTAGCCCCGGCGCCAGGTATGTATATA